ACTATCTGGCCAACCCCGCCGATCAATCTGCTCGTCGCGAGGCTGAGTTTGAGATTGAAGTTGGCCAAGCTGCTGCTAAGCAGTACGAGCGCTCCTCTAACGGCATCGTGGTGCCCAACGAGGTGCTGCGTCGTGACTTGAACGTTGGCACTGCCACTGCTGGCGGCAACCTCGTTGATGATGTGCTGCTGAGCGGCTCCTTCGTTGACCTGCTCCGCAACCGTCTTGCACTGGCTGATGCCGGCATGACCACCCTGACGGGCATCAACGGCAACATCTCGATCCCCAAGCAAGGCTCCTCCGCCACTGCTTACTGGGTTGGTGAGGGTTCTTCTCCTACCGAGTCTCAGCAGACGATCGAGCAGATCAACATGAGCCCCAAGACTTGTGGTGCTTTTGTTGATTACTCCCGCAAGTTGCTGCTCCAGTCCAGCATCGACGTTGAGCAAATGGTCCGTGATGACCTAGCTCGCGTGCTGGCTCTTGAGCTGGATCGTGTTGGCCTGAACGGCTCTGGTTCTTCTAACCAGCCCCTGGGCATCATCAACACCACTGGCGTTGGCAGCCAAACCATCACCACATTCGGAACCTTCGCCGAGTACATCGGCATGGAAACCGACGTGGCAGTAGCTAACGCTGATGCCGGCAGCCTGCGTTACATCATCAACGCATCTGCTCGCGGCGCTCTGAAGAGCACCGAGAAAGCCAGCAACACCGGCATGTTCGTCTACGAGAACGACGAAATCAACGGTTACCCCGTGACCGTGACGAACCAGCTTGAGAACAACGACGCTCTGTTCGGTGACTTCTCACAGCTGATTATGGCCATGTGGTCTGGTCTGGATCTGACAGTTGATCCTTTTGCAGGTGCAACTGCTGGCACTGTCCGCATCATTGCTCTGCAGGATGTTGACTTCGCTGTCAAGCAGCCTGGCGCCTTCTGCTACGGCACCTGATCCAGCTGATCTGTCACATCGTTTCTGACTCATGAAAATTGAACTTGTGAGGGCAGTAATGATTTCCGGTGAGCCCGCTGCAGCGGGCTCCATTTTGGAAGTCGATGACAGTGTTGCTGGGACCTTGTTAGGTCTTCGCAAGGCTGTTGAGTACAAAGAAGAGGCTGCTCCTCCTGAGGTCGCAGTTGAAGAAGCTGCTGCCCCTGAGGCGGCAGCGGAAGAAGAGCCTTCTGCAGAGGAGGTCTCAAAGCCTAAAACCACTCGTAAGAGGACTAAGCAATGAGCATCGGCAACACCCGACGGACCTATACGGTTCTGTCTTTCGCCCCAAATGACGTTGTCACTGCAACTGGCAATGAAACAGGCGTTGACCTTCAAGACTATGAAGGCGACATCACCCTGATCCTTGACGCTGAGGCTGGTGGCTCCGGCATTACTTATGCCGTGAAGATCCAAGACTCTGCTGATAACAGCAGTTTCGCTGATGTCACTGATCTTGCCTTCACCACCACCACCGCGAATACTGCTCTCGTTGAGAGTCTTGTGGTGAACTCTGATGAGATCCGCCGCTATGCGCGTGCTGTCATCACTGTTGCTGGTGGGACTGGCGCAGGCGCCTTGAGCGTCGTTGGCTTGGGACGCAAGAAGTACGACTGATCTTGATTCACTGCCCCCGCAATGCGGGGGCTTTTTCATATGACGCTTTCTTTCACTGAAGACCTAGACGCTTTCTTTGACACTCCGGGCTTTACTGTCTCGGTGGTCTCTGGTGGAACAACAAGTGTGGGCTACTTTGAATCGCCTAACGAAATCATTGCTGACGGAGTCGTGCTGACGACTGACTACGCAGTAGTGGTTAAAACATCCGATTTCTCATCCGTAGCGCGGGGCGACACGATGACTGTTGACAGCGTTGCTTATACGGTTCGCGAGCCGATGCTCTTAGATGACGGCAAAATAATGCGTGTGATGCTGATGAAGGATTAGTGAATGGACAAGGAGACCTATCAGAACTGGGTCCGAATCAAAGAGCTTTTGGAGGCAGAAGGCAAAACAGACACCTATTACTACAAGCGTGCGATGTATGTGCTTCAGAATGGGCGTGACCTTGGCCCAAGGATGCCAAAGCTATGACTACCAAGCGGGAAAACATTCTTGCCACCATTAAGACCACGCTTGCGGACACCACTGGGGTCGGCACCAGGATCTATCGCAGCCGTGTTGAGCCTCTAAGTCGTGGCGAGTCTCCTGCCATTGTCATTGAACCCATCAGTGATGACGCTGATCAGAACACCAGCATGCCAACGCTTGACTGGACTCTGAGAATTCGTGTTTCTGTGATCGAGCGCAGCAGTATTCCTGATCAAGCTGCTGATGACACAATTGAATCGCTGCACAGCAAAATCATGTCTGACCTAACTGTCGGCGGATACGCGATCGATGTTCAGCCAGTCAGGACTGAATTTGAGTTCATTGAGGCAGATCAACCTTTGGGCGTGATTTCCAATGAATACGAGATCCGTTATCGCACTGAAGTTGCTGATTTAACGCAATAACCAGCCAAGGCTAGGCTGAACCTAACCATGTCCTCCACTTACCATGTTGGATGAACACAGTGGTCACGGCGGGAGTTACCTCCTTGATCGTGATCGAGACGGAGTCAAGCTACGGGACGGATCCAACCCCGGACGGAGCAGACGCCGTACTCGTAAGGGATCTGAGCATCACTCCTCAGAGCAGTGATGTTGTTAGCCGAGATCTGATTCGTCCTTATCTCGGCGCATCTCAACAGCTGCTCGCTAATACTCGCGTTGAATGCACATTCAGCGTTGAACTTGCTGGTTCTGGCACCGCAGGTACTGCGCCTCAGTACGGAAAAGCATTGAAGGCATGTGGCCTTGCTGAAACTGTGGTTGCCAACACCTCAGTTACTTATGACCCTGTCAGCTCTAGCTTTTCGTCGGTCACCATCCACTACAACATTGACGGCGTACGTCACAAGATGACTGGCTGCCGTGGAAACGTGGCGTTGACCGCAAACGTTGGTGAGATCCCGACCCTGGACTTCACTTTCACCGGCATTTACAACGCCCCTGACGACACGGCTCTTCTGACTCCAACCTATGCGAATCAGGATGATCCGTTGCTCTTCAAGAATGGCAACACCACAAGTTTCGAGCTGCTCTCTTATGCGGGCGCACTGCAGAGTTTCTCGTTTGACCTGGGCAACAGCACCACCTATCGGGAACTCGTTGGTGGCTCCAAAGAAGTGCTGATCACTGATCGTGCTGCATCTGGCTCTGTCTCTATTGAGGCAGTTGCTTTGGGAACCAAGGATTACTTCGCATCTGCTGTTGATGACGATGCAGCCTTGGGGAACCTGCAGTTCACTCACGGCACTGTTGCTGGCAACAAAGTGCAATTCACCTCAAGCAAGGTCGATATTGGGGATGTTGCTTACGGCGATTCTGACGGCATTGCGATGCTTGAGATCCCGTTTACCTGCGTTCCTGATGCAGCAGCCAATGCTGAGTTCGACTTGATCTACACCTGACGCGAGGGAGATCAACACCTGAGGGAGCCTTTGCGGGCTCCTTTTTTTTTGTGTATGCTGAGCCGGCTTATCCCTTTATCTAATGGCTTTTGTTCGCAAGAAGAATAAAAACTTCAAGTGGCCTGTCGAAGTCAAAGAACCAAGCTCTGATCGCCCAGGAGAATTTGACACATCAGAGTTCGTAGCCATCTTCAAAAGAGTGAAGATGTCTGAGCTTGAAAAAATGGGTGATGCGACGGGCCTGCCTTTTCTCGAAAAAATCATGGTTGGCTGGGAAGGCATCGAGGAAGATGGCGAGCCTTTGGCATTCTCAAAAGAGCTGCTCAAAGAGTTCGCTGACGACGTTGATTGGCTGAAGTCAGTCCTCAACGCTTACACCAGCACTTATTCGGAGGCTGAAGCGGGAAACTAAAAGACGCTGCGCTCTATTGGGTTTCTGGCGGCAAGCAGGTCGAGGACAAGACCCAAGATGACGCTGCAGCGTTTGGCATGAAGCTGCCGAAACCCAAGGCTGAGGAGTCTGAGGACTTTGAGGTTTGGGAAGAGAACTGGGAGACAGTTCAGATGTTCCTGCGCGTGCAGACGCAATGGAACGTCTCGATGGACGGTTTGGTTGGCTTGAAGTACGAGGTTCTGCTGGGTTCCGGAGGCTTGTTTGACCTCTACAATGTGAAAAATCGCACTGATGTGCTTGAGCGTCTTCAGGTAATGGAGGCGACCGTCCTAACCGAATCGAGGAAGCGCTCAAATGGCCGCAGCAGCTGAGAAGATCAAGATCAGTCTTGAGTTTTCCGACTCAGGGGCTGCTGCTGTAGTCAAGAAGCTAGAGAGTTCTTTCCGTGGGCTGACTAATGCAGCCAACCAGCTCGACTCCAAAGGAATAAGCAAGGTTAGAGATCGGATTAAAAGCTTTGACACTGCTGGCAAAAGGAATATCAGCACAATCCAGTCTCAAATTGGTGCTCTCAAGTCATTAAGAGCTGAGGCGCAAATTGGATCAACGCAATTCAAACAGTTAACTGCAGATATTGCTAGATACAGTCAAGAGCTTCAAAAGGCTGAGGGGCGAAAAAGAACTGGTGGCAGACTTGTAGGCGCTGCTAAAAGCGTTGGCGCTGTTGCTGCTGCTGGCGTTTTTGGTGGACCTGAGGGCGCTATTGGCGCAGGTATCGGCGCTATAGCCGGCGGCCCTGTTGGCGCGGCTGTTGGTGGCGCTGTTGGTGCGCAAGTTGGACAGATTAGGCAAGCGCTTGGCGCCACTGCTGAGTATTCAGCAAATCTGGTAAAGCTACGCATCGCGCTGAAAGGCGTAACAACTAGCCAGCAAGAGTATGACCAATCACTGCAATTTATTCAGGAAACCTCTAAAAGGTTTGCGATCCCTCAGGAGATTGTCACCAAGCAATTTACAAGATTGCAGGCATCAGTCCAAGGCGCAGGTGGAGACATCGAGGATACAAAGACAGCCTTCAATGGCATTGTCGCCTCTGTTAGGGCGACTGGTGGATCACTAGAAGATGTAAATTCTGCGCTTGTTGCAACATCACAGGTCTTCTCTAAAGGCAAAGTTAGCGCCGAGGAATTGAGGCAACAAATCGGTGAAAGATTGCCAGGTGCGTTTACATTGTTTGCCGCCTCGGTTGGCAAAACACCGCAAGAACTAGACAAGGCACTAGAAAGAGGCGAGGTCAGTCTTGCTGATTTCCAAAAGTTTGCAGAAGAGATATTCAAAAAGTATGGACTCACGGCAGAAATTATTGCAAAAAGCCCTGAGGCAGCTGGAGATCGACTTGCAGTTGCTCTTTCCAATATGAATGAGTCAGTGGGACGTCTTTTGACCCCTATCGGCTCGGCGTTCCAAGAAGTTTTTGGCGCGATTATTCAATCAATTGCTGATGCAGCAGATGCTCTTGACCGGTTTTTAGGCATAAGTGATGACAACAGGCTCGCTGTTCTAGACAAAAACATACAGAAAGGCAATGAAAAGCTTTTAGAGCTAAATTCTGATATTCGCAGAGCGCAGCTTGCTCGACCTGCAGATTTGTTGGGCGGCGCAGCTGCTATGGGCGGTGATGCAAGCAGTTTGATTTTTGAGAGAGAGCAGCTTGCAAGACAGTTGCAGCAGATGGATCAAGAGCGAACCAGCTTGCTCGCCATGAGAAAACTTAGGGGCGACATCAAGCAAGCAAGACCAGGGACAGGCTTGCCTGGTGCTGGTGATTTAGATCTCCCCAAGGCTCCCAAAGACATTAGCGAAGCGACGGCTAACGCTCAAATTCAAGCTCTTAAAAATCGCGAGAGAGGAATAACTTTAACAAAAGAGATGATTGCTAGAGAGGCAGAACTTGCAAGAGAGGCCGCAAAAGCATTGCCGCCTCAAAAGCAAAGAGTCAAGCTAGTGGAGATTGAAATCAATGAAAGAAATCAACTGCATAAATTGCAAAAGCAAGAAACTAGAGCTGCAAATAAAATCGTATCCCTAAAAGCTAGCTTGTTTAAACTGCTTTCAAAGGCCAAGGGAGAGCAAACCCTATTCAATGAAGAGCAGTTGAAACAGGAAATGATTCAGGCTGAAGTAAATAGGCTAATGATCGTTTACAACGATCTAATAAAAGCAGGCGTAGTTAACGCTGAAGAGCTAAAGAAGGCCCTCAAAGACGCTCTAACTCCCAAAACCGAGGATGGTAAAAGTTTCCACGAGAGCTTTAAGGAAGGCATACAGCAGATGGGTGAATTAGGTGAAAACTTAGGAAAAAGAGTTGCCTCAGCCTTCGGAGAAATGAGTGACAAGCTTGTCGATTTTATCGTCACAGGCAAGGCAAATTTCAAGGAATTTGCAGCATCTGTCCTCTCTGATTTGGCAAAAATATTTATGAGAGCCGCAATGTTTAAGATCTTGACCAGTGCTATTCCAAGCTTGGCGGCGGCTGACGGAGCAGTACTTCAAGGTGGCAGCGTCAAGCCATACGCCAAGGGCGGCGTTGTCGCTGCACCCACAATGTTCCCAATGGCAGGAGGTGATATCGGCCTGATGGGTGAGGCTGGCCCTGAGGCAATTATGCCTTTGAAGCGTGGTGCTGACGGCAAGCTTGGCGTTGAGGTTGCAGGTCGCAGGAATGCTCTAGAGGCGATGAATCGCTACTCACGTCGCAACACTGCTGCAGCAGGTAGCGGCATGGCTTCTGAGGATGAAGCGATTGCAGCAGTGCAAGGATCAGCAGCTCCCATTGATGTTCGCTACACCGTCGAACGTATTAACAGCGTTGACTATGTAACGGCTGATCAGTTCCAAACTGGGATGAGGCAAGCTGCTAGCCAAGGTGCTAAACAAGGTGAGCAACAAACACTTAAACGACTGCAGATGAGCAGCAGTACTCGTAAGAGGTTAGGAATGTGAGCCAGTACGCATTTGGCCATGTGGTGCGTATCAAGCGTAAAGCTGAGATATTGCATCGCTTCCAAAACTTTTTTATCGGCGCTGAAGCGACATATGACAGCGCAACATATTTGTTTGTGCCATTTGGTTTTTCTGGCGTCACGGTCAACCGCACTGGTGACGGACTAGAGGCAAGTTTGGCCTTTCCAAATAACACTCTGTCGCGAGGATTGGCTGATACGGCTATTGGCGACAACTACGTTGTAGAGGTTGAGGTCTTGTTAATTGATTCTGACGATGCTTCTGGAACGCATACCAGGGTTCATTCGTTTGTCGGTCAAGTTGTCAGCGGGCAGTGGGACAACGTATCTTTAAATTTGCAACTCAGTTCGGTGTTAGATGCTGTTGGAACAGACGTACCAAGGCGCTCATTGACACACAACTTGATTGGCAACTTGCCTGTTTCTAACAATGTACGATTGCAGTGATTTAATCGGAACCCCTTATCGGCTAGGAGCTGACGGCAGTGACGGCTATATCGACTGTATTCACCTGTGCTACCAAGCACTGGAGCGGATGGGCATTGAAGCGCCACCGTTTAAGCAATCTTGGTACGAAGCAAGCAAATGGGAGGTTTGCCGTGACCTAATGCGCTGGGGTATGCGAGTTGAAAAGCCTGAGTATGATGGGGACATTCTGCTGCTACCGCAGCAATCCTGGGCATTCGCAGTCACATGGCAGACGGGAATCTTGCACGTCAATCGAATGTCGGAAAGGATTCAGTGGTCTTCGGTCCGATTGTTTACGACGTACCACTGCTTCCGTACGAAAGGCAGTTAATTGAGACGATTGGGATAACAGAGGAGGAGTATCGCAAGTTTGCCGCTGAGGTTAGGCGCAAGGGAGTGGTGCGCCCGGCTGAGTACGCTCATATTCCTGATATTCGTTGCGAGCCTGCAACACAGACTGCAATTCTGATAAACATAGCTATCAGCCTTGTGCTGACTGGCGTTGCATACCTGTTAACACCAAAGCCCAGGATGCCTGGGTCTCAGGACGGCGGCGTTATTGATCTCGGAAGCATAACGGGAGCGCAGCGTTTTACACCGACAAAAGGTTTTGAAACTCTTGCCGAGTTGGCCGACTATAAGGCACCTATTCCGTTTATTTTTGGTTTATATAGCGAAGACAATGGTGGCGGAATGCTGGTCACGCCAAAGCTTGTTTGGTCGCGAATGTTTAGTCATGGAACTCTGCAGCGGGCAAAACTGCTTTTTGTTGTTGGCGAACAGGGAATTGCCACTGATAGCGGTATAACAGCGCCAAGCGAAAAAGGTATTTTCTTGGGCAACAATACTTTAGACCCTGTGTATAGCGACAACTTTGCTTTTTACTGGAAAGGTTATCAGGGGGACAAAACGTACATACGAGCCGCAGACTTGGCTTATGGAACGAGAGGTGAATCTAATGGCGATTCAGACGTAGGTGATGGCGATGATGATTTTGTTTTTCGCGCTCCAACCTCAGGCGAAGAAAGTGATGAAACTGCTTTTTGTCATGCGTTTAGTCCGGTTAACTCGACTCAGTTTGGTATTTACGCGCCAATTGCTAATGGAACGTCCTACAGGCTGAACTACAAAATTGTTTCAATAATTGATGCAGGGGGCAAAGAAGGCAAAGGCGCGGCGATGGCCATGCGCATTAAGGTTGCAGGTGATAACAACAAAGAATTACTTGAGGATAGCCGAGACAGGCAGAAGGGGCCTCTTGGTGATTTGATCGGGCTTGGGCAAGAAGGCGCTGGCAGGAACTATAGCCCTAGGATGGGCATAATTAAAATTACGAGAGGCAGCACAGAGTACAAAACCTCAGGAGATGATTTAAAAAGAACAATATCTGTAGAAGTAGGAGACCAAGCAAGTTTTCTTATTTCAAGCACAACTATTCCTAGAAATTTTTACAAAATAGGAAATGGCAAGGAATCAGTTGATGACATAAATACGAGTGTTCAGGCAATGCAAATTGCGGCTGATGATGCTTTACAGGTAGGTGAGTTATTTGATATTGGGGGATCGACGTGGAAAGTTACTAAGAGGCGAGTCCCTCGCTTTATTTCACAAGCTGAAAGTGGTGAAGAGGCTCAAAGCCAAACAATTACTCTTGAGTGCATTGACACAAGTCAATCGATATACAAACAGGTTGGCATTGTTAGCGAAAAGAAAGTTGTCAATCCCGATAGGGAATACATTGGTGACAGCTTTCCAGACGCTGGGCCACAAAGCATTGGCGAGGGATTTTTTCCTTTGACAAGAGTTGAAACTGCGACTGTTCGCAACAATCGTCCTGCTGTCGTGACTGAGCTTGGAATAAAAAGCACGGTATTCCAAAAGCTAAACGGGCTTTGTGCTTTTAACAGCTTGCCAAGCCCTAACGAGTTAAGAAGTTATGACAAAGACGACATTCAAGTTCAATCTGGAACGATAACTGCTTTTATTGCAAAAGCTTCAATTTTTCGTATTTTTGTAAAAAAAATTGGAGACGAAGAGTTTGCTCCAATATCTAGATTTTTTGTCATTAGAGGATCTCGCCCTGTTGCTCAATACAATTTTGTGCGTTTGCAGCTTACGGATAGTTCAGAGCCTATAGAGCTTGAATATAAGCTTGTGCAAGTGCCAGCATCTGAGCTGCGTAGTGTTCCTGCGGACGAAGCGCTAATTGATCTCTCTCATTCTGTTGCGGAAGGAGCAGGCAGCCTTAAATCGTTTGAGGTGGGGACTGTTGGTAACGTTGGGGAAATGACGGTTACTGTTAATGGCGAAGAAATATCAAAAGCTCGTGTAACAGAAAACAAAGAATTTTTCCGAGGCGATGTTGATACAACGCTTGAGACTACGGGCTCTAATCTGCCTGGGGGCGTCACTGTTCAGCGTAGGCTTCCCGACCATGTGACGGCAGTTCGCGCGGAAACCGTTGAGCGGGAAGGCAAATGGCTTTCAGATAGTGGGTACACGTCGGCTGGGGGCAAGAACGCTGCTTTTGTGTTTGACATGAGCGGGATTGACGCAGACAGTGGCCCTTCTTCTATTAAAGTTGTCACTCAAGAATATATAACCGACAGCCCTAGAAAATGGATTGCTCTTGAATGGTCTTACGAAAGAAAAGATTTGTCGAGCGACCATTGGGCCAGGAGTAAAGGCAAAACAAAGTATTATTCATTTACAAGCGCAAAAGTTCTTGGCAGCACAGGCGGGTTTAGTGAAGGCGAGCTTATTACAGTTAAAAGAGGTAAAGAGACAACCGCTGAGCCGGATCAAAAAGGAACGGCTTACAACACCAATACCAACCCGTTTGCTTTCAACACTGACACAGATGACACCATGGAATGGTCAGGCATTACCTTAAAAGTAACCAGTGTTGCAAATGAAATTGTTCCATACCAAAAACAGGGCTTTCTTTATGAAAGGTTTGGGGACCCAGAAAACATTTCGATTGGCGAGACAAGAGAAAACACGGGTGGTTTTCTGACTGGAACTGATGCTTCCCAAACAAAAACAATTAAATATAAGTTGCAGAGCACTGTTGAAGAGGGCAATCTAACTGCAGGCCAAAGCAAGCAATGGGGTGACCCTAGAGTTATTGACATTCAGCCAGTTGGAAGTGGAACGACAGACAACTGGAGCGTGGGAGATACTTTTGACGATGTCGTGGAACCTTCTGATAACAACAGGTTTAAAGTTCTTGATTACGCCACGGTTGGGATACGGCTAAAAATTGGCAATGTTGATCAAGGTCTGATTGTTCCTGTTAACGATGCAGAGCAAAAATTTGTAACACAGACCCAGTATTCAGACATCAGTCTTTATCGAGACTATGTTGACAAGTCGAACGGATCTGAGCCTGAACACGAGCTTGTGTACTGCAACGAAGTGCAAGAGCAGTCCGACGCTCCAACACAGAACAAGCTGGCTCTTGCTGGTTTGTCGCTAAAGGCTACTCGTCGCTTTAGTCGCCTTGATCAATTGCGCGTTTGGCTGGCTAGCGGGGCTGCGGTGGAACGCCTGCATGATGATCGAAGTGCTGCTTACGGAGACAACAACTCGATCGGGCCAAGTAACCTCTTCACGGATTTGGTCTATCACCTGTTGACTGATCAAACAAGCGGCGCTGGGGCGTTGCTCGGCATGAGTAGAGAGGAAAACAATCAACCCTTGGTAGACAAAGACGAATTAGTTAAAACATCAAGATTTCTGCAAACGCACAAGCTTTTTTACAACGGAGCGATTGTTGATCGCACCAATCTTCGCCAGTACATAACCGACGTTGCGCCTTATTTCTTGTGCAATTTTATTATTACAGACGGCAAGTTTGCTTTGAAGCCTGCACTTCCTGTGCAAGAGGCTAGCGGCGAGTACATTACCGGTCCTGTCACGATTAGTCAGATATTTACTGCGGGGAATATCCTTGAAGACACTTTTAAAATTGAATACTTGGCAGCAGAAGAGCGACGCCCATTTAAAGCTGTTGCGCGTTTTCGAGAGCAAAGCAAAGACAAGTTGCCGCAGGAACGCACGATTGTGGTAAAAGGCAAAGGTTCTAAGTACCAAGAAAATGACGTTGACTTGCTTCCTCATGAGCAGTTTGACTTAACGCAGTTTTGCACTTCAGAAGAACACGCCTTGCAGGTTGCCAAATACTTCTTGGTACTTCGCAACTTAGTCACGCATACGGTGAGTTTTTCAACAACGCTCGAAGGGTTAGACATCAAAGCTGGCTCTTACATTCGTGTAATTACAGAGGCAAGTCCTTACAGCAGTGCTAATAACGGAACTGTCGGAGTTTCTGGTGACATTACTAGCGCCACCGAGCTGGCTGATGGAACGTACACCGTCAACTACTACAAGACAGGTGGCGATGACGATGTGCAGGAAGCGTCGATGAGCGTTAGCGGCGGAAAGGTGTCAGGCGACAATGCAAGCGATTTCTACAACGCCGTGTTTACGGTGGTGGACACAACCGTTTCGCATAACGTCTACGTTGTAGAGCAGCTCACTTTTTCGCAGGAGGGTACTGTTGACATTGTTGCTTCAGAGCATCCCTGCGATGATGAGGGCAGGAGCAAACTTGTCGCCGCAATCCAAAACGACGACTTTATTGTGCAGTAATGGCTTTCCCTGAACTCCAGCCCACTGGTCGTACATACGACCCTGGCAGCTACCCCATTAAAACGTTCAAGGCGCAAAACGGCGCTGAGACTCGAATTTTGTATGGGAACGAGCGAACTGAGGTCAAGCTAAGCCTGTCTTACGCCAACATTGGCGACGCAAATGCTGAGTTGTTTTTAGATCACTATGACGAGGTCAAAGGGTTTTTTGAAACTTTTGACTTGCCCGATGCTGCACTTGCGGGATGGGTGTCGAACACAGACGCGCTACGTCCTGAAACGTCTCAAGTAGAGGTGGTGACTTACACAGTCACTGTTGTGGACAGCAGCGGCAACAAGTATCGATTCAACGGCGGTAGTAGCAACGCTGAAACTTTGGAGCTATCAGAGGGCACGGTTTATTTGTTTGATCAGTCTGATTCGTCAAACTCCGGACACCCTTTGCGTTTTTCAACTACCAGCAACGGCACCCACAACAGCGGAACGGAATACACAACAGGCGTAACGACATTTGGGACGCCTGGTTCTGCTGGCGCTTACACGCGCATCAAGGTGGCCACTGGCGCTCCGGTGCTGTACTACTTTTGCACCCAGCACAGCGGAATGGGTGGCCAAGCAAATACGCCTGCCGGTTCGTCTACTGCGTCTACTTCTGGTTCCCAAGCAAAATATCGATACAGCAGCCCGCCCGAAATAGTGCAGGTGCGACCTGGGGTTAGCACTGTTACAGTGAATTTGATTGGTGTGACCACCGACACGACGGAGGATGCGTCCTGATGGCCAAGGTCTACACCGGCAGAGATGGCGTATTGCAGCTTGCTGGAACGACCCTTGCAAAGGTCGTTAATTTTCAGCTGTCGTCAAACCTGGAAACGCTCGAAACTACAACCCTGAACGAGCATATCCGTAGTTATTCGCCGGGTGTGGCTGGCTATAGCGGCAGTGCCACGTTGTTGTATTACAAAGACGACGACGGAAATTTCAATACAGCGGACATTCTCAATAAGCTTTATAAGACCGGCACTGACGGTGTTAGCAGCAGCGACACTGTTGAGTTGACCTTTCGTTGGGTTGATGGAACGGACAACAATGACATCAAGCTGACTGCTTATATCACCAGTGCTTCGATTGGAGCGGCGACTGGTGACATTGTTCGCGCTGAGATCGCATTCCAAGGGACTGGAGCATTGTCTACGGTAACGATCTCATGACGGTATATCTAGGAACTTTTGGTGAAGTTGAGTTAAAGCGCCAGTTCGATGGCTCTGAGATCGAGGGGACGATTGAGGTTGACGACGTAAACGCAACCGCAAAACGATTTAGTTTTGACTTCGACCACGGTCAGCTGTTAACGGGCGACCAAATTGAAATTACAAGCACCGATGATAGCGCTCTTGATTTTATTGATAGCTACACAGATTCAAGCGTAAAAAAGTTTATTTACGTTGACGAGCTAGACGGGATCAGGCTTTACGACAGCTTTGCTAATGCTGTTGGCGGAGGGAAGTCAAACGCAACATCTCTTGCTGCGCCAGGAAACGCGATTCCAATCAAGGTTGCTGTCAAAAACTCTTCATACAGGGTTTTGGGAAGAGTGCAAAGCTATGAGCTAAACACTACTCGCGAAACTGTTGATACCACAACCCTGTCTGACGAGTTTAGGAGTCAAATAAGCACCATTATGTCTGGCTCTGGACGCATGGCTTGCGAGTGGGAGTACACGGGGGACACGACCAATGAGCTGCCTAACTATTTGCTTGAATTAGCCCTCCGCACTAAGGTTGGCAGCTCTTTTGATGGGAAGTTTTATTTAAAAACAAAAGATTATAATCCAGCAAATCACACTAATGCAGATGATGATCAAATTTGGTATGAGGTTACAGGCGTAATAACAGCTTGTGCTGTTCAATTCACTCCAAACAACTTGGTTCAAATTACAGCAGATTTTATTACTACAGGCGAAATTCAAATCCGCATGGACCTCGTAACCCCTGACACTACCTTGACGGAAGGCGGTGATGAGGTTGTACTTGATCAGGACGAGACTGCTAGCCTAGATCTAGACAGTGACGAGTAACCCAGGAGCCTTCGCCGATGGCTGACAAGAAGATTAGTGAGCTGAATGCGCTCACTGGCTCCGCTCTAGCCACTGGGGACTTGGTTGCTGTTGTAGACACCAGTGCCAGCGAGACTAAAAAGCTAACTGTCGGGGATCTTGTCGCTAACGGCGTCACCTTGATTAGTGACGACACGATCCCTGGCGCGAAGATTCTGTTTGCTGCAGGCGGCATTGCTACTGCAGACATTGCTGACTCTGCAATCACTACAGCCAAGGTTGCAGACGATGGGATCACGGCTGCAAAGCTTGCAAACGAATCAACCGTTGATTTAGTTACAACGCTGCCAGGATCTGGCGGTTTTACAGGTCAGCTTGCTCTTGATACGGATGACAACAACTTGTATTGCTGGGACGGCAGTGCATGGGTAAGCCTTAAAGCTGCTGGTTCGATTAACAGCGTCAGCGGCAGCACGGTTGGCATTGTTGACATCACTGCAACGACAAGCGGCAGCAGCGTCACGATTGCAGCAGTCATCAATGACACGTCTGCAGCCAACCAGTTTCTTGCAGGACCGACTAGCGCTGGTGGTACAGCGGCTTATCGAACGATTGATGGCACCGATATTCCGGTTGCGACTAGCAGCTCAAAAGGCGGTGTGATCGTCAACGGTGAAGGACTCCGCATGGACTCCAACACCATTGAGGTTGATAACGACGTAACGGCCAGCTCTACGCACCATGTCGTCACCTACAGCGCCAAAGGTCTAATTACTGGTGGTCGTGCGATTACATCTGCGGACCTTCCCGCTGCGACCAGCTCTGCAAAGGGTGCTGTTATCCCTGGAACGGGACTAGCTGTTGACAGCAGTGGAAACTTAAACCACTCAAATTCAGTCACGGCGGGCACCTACACGAAGGTGACTGTTGATGCGCAGGGTCATACAACAACTGGAGCCACGCTTGCTGCTTCTGATGTTCCTGATCTGCCAGCATCAAAAATCACAAGTGGCACGCTTCCATCAGCACGCATTGCGAGTGATGCAATTACTGCGGCAAAACTTGCTGACCAAAGTGTTACTAAGTTTGGCGGCGCTGGAGCCACCGATAACGTTGTTACATTCCCTGATGGTGATTACAAAGGTCAGTTCTTTTTCGACGAGAAGAACGAAGACTTGTATGTATATACAGGAACTTCATTCCTGCCAATCACCGTTATCAGCGGCAACCTCGTCAACGCTGGAACGTATAACGCCAGCACTAATAAGGTTGTCACGGTCACGACTGCTGGCTCTGCTGCTGGCTTTACAGCCGATGCGGCTCTCCCAAACCCCGCAAGTGGCAATTTAAATTATTACGTGGTCGTCAGCGATTCGGGCACCGGTTCAGGAAATGCCCCTGCCGTGTCTTTAGCGCCGCCAGACATGTTGATCTCGCTTGGCACGGGATCAACGTTTCAGCTGATTGACGTTTCCAACGCTATTGCTGGTCAGACTGCGGCAAACATTTCGGTTGTTGCGACCGGCAACATCAGCAGCACAGATGTGCAGGCTGCATTGCAAGAGCTAGACACTGAGAAACTTGGAGCTGCCAGCCCGACGTTTACTGGAACGGTGCTGTTGGGTCAAAACGCTGTATTGGCGTTTGAGGGCTCTGCAGACGATGCAAACGAAACCACAATCACAGTCACCAACCCGACTGCTGATCGCACGATCACGTTCCCTGACGTCACAGGCAATGTTGTAACCACTGGTGACACTGGAACAGTTACAAGCACGATGATTGCGAACGCAACGATTGCGGACGCAGACATCAGCGCAACCGCTGAGATTGCAGTCAACAAGCTTGCAAACGGTAGTGCTCGTCAGCTGCTGCAGACCGCTTCTAACGGCACTGACGTCGAGTTCACCAGCAATGTCGATGTCCCTGGAACGCTCGACGTGACAGGTGTTGCAACGTTCGACAGCACTTCAACCTTTACGGGTGTTGCGACGTTTAACGCCAACATCGTGATGGAGGGCACGTCAGCTGACGATCACGAGTTGACGCTGACTTGTAACCCGACTTCTGATGTAACTGTCACGCTGCCTGATGCAACAACAACTGTTGCTGGCCTTGCTGTTGCTCAAAGCTTTACGAAAGCACAGCGTGGAACGCCTGTTGCGCTGACCGATGCCTCTAGTGTCGCTGTTGATTTAAGCCTTGGAAACAACTTTACATTGACCTTGGCAGGCAACAGAACTCTTGCCGCTCCAACCAACGTTACTGCTGGTCAATCTGGTGTGATTGTGGTCACGCAAGACGGCACAGGTTCCAGAACGCTTGCGTACAACTCGGTCTATAAGTTTGCTGGTGGGACGGCACCGACATTAACGACAACAGCTAGTGCAGTTGATGTTCTTGCCTACTATGTGGAAAGCTCGACCCGTATTACGGTCACTTCGCTGCTGAACGTCTCATGAGTATCCCTGGCGCTGGAAGTCCGCTGTTTCTTTCTGCAGCGGCTGCTGAGGCTGTGGCGGCGCACCAGATTGATCGAAGCCTGCGGTTTAATGACGATGACACTGCACATTTGAGTAGAACTCCGTCGTCAGCATCCAACCGCACAACGTGGACATGGAGTGCATGGGTTAAAAGAAGTAAAGTAGGAGCAGAGGCAAATCTTTTTTCTGTCGGAGCTTCGAGCACTGAGGCTGCTTTCAGATTTAATACCAATGACACTTTGCAGGTAAGAGATGGCGGCGGCGGAGAGTTGACGACAAATGCAGTTTTTAGAGATCCTTCGGCTTGGTTTCACATAGTTGTCGCGCTTGATAATACCCAAAGTACAGATACGGACAGGTTCAAGCTTTACGTTAATGGCGTCGAGCCGACATATAGTGGCCCAACTTATGCTTCACAAAATACAAATAGTGACTTTAATACAACTAATACTCATTACATTGGCCGTCAAGTCCATAACACTGCTAATTTATTTGATGGATATTTAACTGAAATACATTTTGTTGATGGCACGCAACTTGCTGCGTCTGATTTTGGTTTTTACGACAGCAATAATGTGTGGCAGCCGAAAGATTGCAAAGATAATCTCACTTATGGCACGAATGGTTTCTATCTAAAATTTGCGGATAACACCAGCAATTCCGCACTTGGAACGGATAGCAGCGGCAACGACAATGACTGGACTGTTAATAACATAACGGCCAATGCGGGCGCTTTGCAGGGTCAAACTTGGAGCAATAACATCACCACAACAGGAAATAGTGGCAACTGGTGGCCGACTTACCCTGTGACTTACATATTTGATGCTACCACCACTAATTACGGCCACCCAAATGGTGACGGCAGTGCAGTAACTGTTACGTTTAATTTAAGCCCAGCTGTCACCTGCAATACAGGTGTGACCTTTATCGGAGGGCTGTCGACTAATTCAGTTGGGGTCACTATTTCTATTAACGACGGCACAGCTGTTAATTGCACGGCAGGGTCTTCTTCTACCACGGAAACCGTGGTGCCTTTTAGTGGGTCTGTTAGCAAAATAGTTCTCACTAGGACGGCAAACAGCGGTGGTCTGCTTATGTACGGTTTTAAGATTGATGGTTCACGACTTGTAGATTCTGGCGTTACTTGGACTGGCTCGGAAGATACTGACAGCCTGATCGACACGCCGACGAATTACACCCCTGACTCAGGCAATCCAGGTGGAAACTACGCAACGTTCTCGCCTATAGATTCTCACTCAAGCAATACGTTTGCAAACGGGAATTTAGAAGCAACAAACGCAGGCGTCACTGTGTTCGCAAATTTAACCATGGGATTTACCTCTGGTAAATGGTATTGCGAGATTGAAGCTAACGGTGGAGGCGCTACCTCTTGCATGGTTGGCGTTTGTGATTTAAATAAACCTCATGCCAACAGAAAATACGGGCAAACTGGTGGTTTATATATGTACCAAGCCACTGGTGGTTTGTATAGCGGAGGCTTTGGCGGCAGCTTTAGCAATGGGACTTATGGAAGTGCTTATTCAGACGGCGACATTATTGGCATTGGCCTAGACATGGACAACGGCAATGTGCGTTTCTATATCAATGGTTCTGACCAAGGGCAAGCAAATACATCGTCGTTGGCCGGTGCCTTAGTCTCACCTGCCGTCAATAACGACACAAACACTGCATCATTCAAGCTAAATACAGGTCAACGCCCATTTGCATATACGCCGCCGACAGATCATAAGGCGATATGTACTACAAATTTTGCCGACCCAACGATTGCCGATGGTTCGACGGCGATGGATGTGGTCACCTATACGGGAACTATTACGGATACTTCAAGCCAAACAGTTACTGGGTTGAATTTTCAAAGTGATTTGGTTTGGATCAAGCGCCGTGATGGCGCAAACTCCCATCAGTTAGTTGATTCTGTCAGAGGAACAGGGAAATGGCTTGAGAGCAGTAGCGATGGGGCAGAAGGCAGTAGCAATACAAATGGAGTCTTGACTGCATTTAATTCAAATGGATTTACTTTAACTGGAGGATCTACGAACGCTAATCTCTGTTGTGAGAGTGGATTCACTTACGTTGGCTGGGCTTGGGACGGTGGAACGTCAACGGCTAGCAACACTGACGGCAGCATCACTACTAATGTCAGAGCCTCAGCCTCAAATGGTTTTTCAATTATTGGATACACAGGCAACGCAACAACAGGCGCGACTCTGGGGCACGGCCTAAATAGTGCGCCTGAGCTTTTGATCTTCAAAGTAAGAAGTGACTCCGGCAGCTGGTACACATACCACGAAAGCGCTGGCGCTACAAAGTATTTCACCTTAGATCGAACTCACGGCGCAACATCTAACTCTTTTTTGAATAACACTGCCCCAACAAATTCTGTAATCACCGTAAGCAATGCATTTGAAGTAAATGGCACTGGTGAGGACATAATTTGCTATGCGTGGACTTCTGTGTTTCAATACAGTTCCTTCGGCTCATACGTTGGCAATGGATCAAGCTCAGGTCCATTCGTGTTCACCGGATTTAGGCCCGCGCTAGTAATTTGCAAGGCAAGCAGCACAACTTCGTCTTGGAACATTTTCGATAGCACAAGGGCTTCTCACAACGTTGTTAAAGCTGGCTTGTTAGCAGATAGCGCAAACGCGGAATTTTCGTCAAGCGACAGGATAGATATTCTTTCTAACGGGTTCAAGGTGCGAAGTGGATCTGCTGAGCCAAATGCAAGCGGAGTGACTTATGTGTATATGGCATGGGCAGAACATCCTTTTGCGACCGCCCGTGCGCGGTAAAATCGTTTTATCGCTCCAGATCCATGCCTTATCAACTTGGTGATCGCACGCTGCAGCTAGATGTGCCCTGGGAGCACAATAATATTCAGTACCCAGCGAATTGGCTTCGATTGAGCACTGAACAGGATCGTGCAGAGCTTGGGATCACTTGGGTCAACAGCGATCCAACGTGGAACCAGAAATGGTATTGGGGCTATGACTCTGACGGCAACCTGATTCCTAAGACCTATACCGACTTGAAGGCGCAGTGGATCGCTCAGACAAAACAGACCGCTTATACCCTGCTGCAGCCGTCTGATTATCTGTGGCCCAAGCTGCAAGAGGAAAACAGCAGCTTTTCAGCAGCCAAGACTGCTTACAACGATTCGCCTTGGAGCACTTGGCGTTCCACCATCAGGACTGAGTGTGCTGCGATGGTGGCCAAGATTGAGGAGACCGCCAGCGTTGGTGACACGTCACCTCATGCGGACTTTGGCAGAGTGCAAGCGTTGCAGGAATACATCGAAGGCAGCAGCTATAACGTGTGGACTGCTGATCCTGACAATGCAGAGACCTGATCCAATGATCGCTTCTAAGCCTGGTGCGGAAGACGTACAGGCTATGGCGGCAAGAACGCTATGGCTTGAAGAGCTGTATTTCTTGGATGGTCGTGATCAGATCAGTCATCCTCAATATGGCTTGTTTACTGGGCTAGCTCTTAAGTATCAAAACTTAACTTCGACTGACGGGATCTGATGGCCAAATCGATTACAGAACAAAATTTTGTAGCAAGTAGGCCAAAAAAGACCAGGCAAGGGAATGGATCACATTCAAAACCGTCACATGGACGGAAGAAGTATCGTGGCCAAGGAAAACGTTAACTCTCTTCCAAATGATCAAAACTCTCATTGCGAGTGGTGT